GGCCTGCCAGTCGTAGACCAGCGAGCCACCATCATCGAACCGCCAGACCTCGACGTGATCGCGATTGTCCGGCGGGGAGCCGGCGTCGCCGTAAAGGCCCGGTACGAAAGTGCCCTGGGCAGGTTCACCGCTTGGGCTCACCAGCACGCCCTGCTCGCCCAGGCTTGGCGCCCGCCAGTGGCGAGCCTTGCCGGCGGCCACGGAGTGCCAGCGCACCCAGGCACTGGTCCAGTCGCTGCCATCGGATACCCGCACCATCGCGGCCGCCAGATCAACGGCGACCACCCGGCAGGGAATCACCAGGCTCGCCAGCATGCGGTCATGCTGGGCCGCAACGTAGCTCATGCCATGTCCTCCGGCGCCTTGTATTCCCCTTCATGCTGAGCACCGGTCTGGGGATCGAAGCCGAACAGGATCGGGCCGGGCTCCACGGGCCACGGCCACTCTTCCTCGCCCAGGTAGATGCCCTGCGTCCACTCAACCACCCAGACCGCAAAGCTATCCAGCTCCGGCCGGCTCCAGTCCCGCTCGGCCCGAACGAACTGAGCCGGGTCGACGGCTACCCCCCATGTCTGGAGGCGCAGCAGGGCAGCCAGCTGCGCCGCGACAAATGCGGCAAGGTGCAGGCAATCATCCAGCTCGCTACCGACGATTACCCGCGCCTCGAAGCGCGCCTCCACGGCAGTCTCGCCTGTTCCAGGGTCATGCTCCGCCGCCTCAAACCCTGCCAGCTCAAGCACAACAGCTGGCGGCGTCACAGTCTCAAGGCGGCCAGGCATGGTGCCGACGTAGGCCAAGGCGGGGATGGCCTGGTGTATGCACTGCTCCATCGCCGCATACACCTGAGCCAGCGGTATCGGGTCATTGGTCATTTACCCAACCTCCGAAGATGTTTCTGCAGCTCAAAGTTCAGCTCCTGTTCCATGACCACCAGCAGCCGCTGGTGGGCCTTGTTCGTCCATGACTCGAAATGCGGCCTCACATCCTCAAGCGAGATCTTCGCCTTGGCCAATGGGAAGCGGCTGTCGTTCTCCCCGATCCAGCCCGAGCTCGCTCCGCCCCTCCCCGAGACCTCGCTGTCTGGATAATCCTCCGCGCTGAAGTGCTTGCTGGCTGTGCGGATCCAGATGTCTGGCTTGCCGCCGTACACCGTCTTGTAGAACGCGCCCTGATATTTGCGCCCAGCTACCGACACCCCAGAGCGAGTTTGGCGAGGCCGGCCTGCGCGACTGGCCTCGATGGGGTTCAGACCAAACCACAGCTTGCCCTGGCCGTTGCTGCCCGAGGGGTAAGCCAGCAAGCGATTGCGCACAGCGGAAACAGCGATGCGCTCCTGCTGACTCACAGACCTTGAGATGTGCGTGCGCAGCCAACGAATGGTTTTGTTGATCGCGCGCCGCTCTGCAGCCTTGATTGCCTTGGGCAGCAAACTGGCAAACTCAGAGAAGTTCTTGAGGTGCTGTGGGTTGGCCTGAAGTGTGATCAGGCCAGAACTGGCCGATTGCTTCTGATAGCTGCCTACGCTCATGCCGACTTCCTCAGTACCAGGGTCACCAGACCGTCACCGCCCGGCTCGACGCGGGTGATGATGTAGCTGCCACCGCCATCCTCCGGTGGCAGATCGACCACCACGCTCTGCCGCGCCTCGACACCCGCGTTATCGCCAACGCGGATGACCAGGTGCGGTTCGCGCAAGCCGGTGTTGATCTGGCCGAGCTTGGGCTGCAGCCAGGGCGCCGAGAACATCCCGGCAACAACGCGGCCCTCTATCTGCGCCGAATCGCCCAGGACCTCGAACACCGTGTCATCGACGTCATCGAGCAGATCACGGAAGGCCATCGTCAGCGCGTCAAGCGGATGATGGCGCGGGGACGGGTTACAAGGTGCAGAGGGTTCGACTGCGCCTCACCGGCCACACCTTTCTTAAACGGCATCATCTCCAACTGGCTGTAGTACGGCAGCCCATCAGTGTTGACCGTGTCCATATAGTCGGCAGGCGCGAAGCGGGTGATGCACAGTCCTGGCACACCCTCTGGTACAAGACGGGCTTCGTCGTCGTGCACGAACGAAATACCTGCAACCTTTCCTCGATAGCGCTCCCAGGTGATACCGCCGAACTCGAACGACTCGCGGCCGTCAGCACGCAGCGCCGAGGCGTACTGGGTGCCCTCGTAAGTTTTCACGACGCTCTTGTGCTCGATCAGATCGCGCCAGAAGTTCTTGCCGCAGAAGGCTCGCGCCCCCGCCGTGGTAGTCGCGCCCAGCGCCTCCTCCTGTGCATCCAGTGCGTCCACACACTTCACCCGAACTTTGGTGTCCGGGTTGGACAACTCCATCGGGATGACAATGGGCTGAAGGCCGAAACGGTCAAAGATGTTGAGGAGCACCGTGCTGCCGTCGGCATCCAGCACATAGCCGTTCAAGGCGCTCATACGGTGGAATTCGTGGGTGGCGTCCAACTGACGTCGGGCCTTTGCCAGCCGCTTGTTAACGACGTCCTGAACCGCCTGCAGCTCGGTTTGCTCACCGAACGCACGGATGCCTTGGATCTCATCCGCCTTGATAGCGAAACGCTCAGGAAGGTGCACGGTGTTGAAGGGCAGCAGGATCCGCTTGCTGCCATTGACCACCAGCCCCGAGGTACCGCGTTCACCGGCAGGCACCAACGCCAGGGTGTCGCCGTCCTTTTCTACTTGGACGGTCACAGTGGTGACACCCTCCTCCTCGAACAGCCCCAGTTCGGCCAAGCGACCTGGCACGAACGGTTGCTCGTTGATCGCAGCAGTGAGCGCTGGAACGGAGAATGCGTTGTCTTCGAAAATATCAATGTCGGCCATGAGGCCCTCCAGAAATGCAAAACCCCGCACTTGGCGGGGTCAGGGGTAAAGGTGGGTCGCTGTTAGCGAACGATAATGAACTGGGCCGCCAGGGCTTTCTCGCCGTCGGGGTCGAGGCCGGTCAGCAACGCCTCGCTCACTTCAGCCAGACGCACGACTGCACGACCACGGCGCACCACCTCGGAGGACGCAACCGAAGCGAACAGGATGCACTTGGCTGTTTCGCTGCCGTCTTCGGCCTCAGGGCGGTAAGGGGCGAATTGCCCATTGGCGGTGAGCTGGCCGAGTACCTGGCCTGCCACCAGGGCCTCGCCGGGCGCCAGTTCGATCACTTCGCGGGAGATCTTGCCTGCGCCCTCGGACAGCAGGAATTCGCCGGCATGAACCGGCTCTACGTAGGTGTTGCTCATGGTCAGGCTCCTCGGCCGGGACGGGATTGGGTGGCCTGCCGACGGGCAGACCAGATGCTGCTGGGGTTCGGTGTTTTCGCCAGGACCTTCTCCGGCGCGTCATCGGCCGGAGGCAGGCTGTTATCGATCTCGAAGCCCTTGCCACCCCCGACAAGCTTGTCGAACAGACGCGCTCGTACTGCGGTTGCATCCAGGCCGGCCTGGACGTACTCGCCGGTCATCTCGGGCAAGCGGGCTGCAACACAGAGATCCCGCACCGCCTTGGCGCGGGTCAATGCCGCCTGCACGGTGGCTTCGTCCGCCAGCTTGGTCGAGGCAATCAGCGGCTCGACCAGGTTGCTGATACCGGCCGCGCTGCAGGCCTGGGTGATCATCAAGGCCAAGGCCGCGGATTCAGTTGCGGTCGGCGTCGAGGCAGCAGGTTCGGCCTCGGGCTCCGGCTCAACGGGCACGACCGATTCATCCTTGCTGGCCTGAAGCTGATCCAGCAACGCCTGTGGGGTGTTCCGATAACGCGCCAAAGTGGAACCCTGCCCCAGGCATGCCTGGACCTTCACGTCAGTGCTAACCTCATCGGCCAGCCCCAGCGCCAGAGCTTCCGAGGCCGTGAGCCAGCTTTCATCGTTGATCAGTCGTCGCAACTCCGCGTCGTCGATGTTCGGCGCCTTGGCCTTATAGGCTGCGATCATGGCCTCGAAAGCCTTATCGAGTACATCCGCCACCCGACGAAGATCCTCGGCATCACCGCCCACCCACGTGTACGGGTTGTGGATCATCAGAAAGTCACTCGAACGCATGATCACACGGTGGGCGCCGCAGACCGCCACACTGCCTGCACTGGCGGCCAGCCCATCAACCCGGCCGGTACACCGCTCGCCCAATCGCCTCAGAGCGTTGTGGATGGCAAGGCCCTCGAACAGGTCGCCGCCGTTGGTGTTGAATGCCACTACGACCGGCGACACGCCGTCGTCCACGGCCTTGAGATCCTGGATGAACTGGTAGGCAGTGATGCCCCATGCACCAATCTCACCGTAGACATAGACTTCGATGACCTTCGAGTCGGCACCACCTTCCGGCGCTGCAGCGGTGATCGAATACCAATGGCCATCCTCGACTGGCAGGATGGCCTTGGCCTTGTTGAAGATGCGGAATGGCATCAACGGTTTCATGCTTTCTCCTTCTCGTCGGGATCGTCATCGACCGCCGACAAAGTGCTGTACTTGATACCCAGGGCCTGCGCCCGGGCGAGATCGGCGGCGTTCTCTTCGTCCACCACCTCGGCATCAGTCCCGTTGCGCAAGCAAGTCTCGCTGCGCGTGGTGAAACCAGCAGCGATTTCCATCTGCCGGGACTGGACGTCTTGAACGGGGTGGATGTAGGCCCAGCCCTGCGGCACCCAGCGGGTGCGCCGGTATTCGCGGCGCCGCTGCGAGTAGTCCGGCAGGTCGAGCGCCCCAGCCAATACGGCCATGTCCAACCAGGCTTGCCGCACAGGGCGGCACAACTGGTGGACGTAGACCTGGAACTGGAGCTGCTCCAGCCGGCGCCGGAACTCGGTAAGCACCACGCGGATAGCGCGGTCGTTCACGCCCTGCATGTCGCCGGTCATCAACTCGTAAGGCAAGCCGGTGCCGGCTGCTGCAGCCATCAGCTGCTGCCGCATGAAGTCGCGGTAGTTGTTGCCCGCGTCCGGTGGGTCAGAGAACTCGATTTCCTCGCCGGCCCCCAGCTCCTGCACGGTGCCGGGTTCCAGCCCGACCATGGGGGTAAAACCGTCCCGGTCAAGGTCGAGGGGCGCCCCCGTGAGGGGATCAAGCTGTGGCCGGCCTTCCGGCGCCGGCTTGCGAACGAAGCCTGCGAACAGGTTGGCCACTTCCTGCCGGAACAGCACCGCATCGTCGAAGTTGTCCAGGCTGCGCAAGCGCTTCAGGACCGGCGCCAGGCGCGGTACACCGCGCAATTGCCCCGGCTCCAACGGCTCGAAGATGTGCAGCATCTGCTCAGCTGGAACCCGCACCAATTGGTTGTACCCAACATTCAGCGAGGATTTGTCGCTGGGGTGGACGCGATAGCACCAGTACGCCACCCGCCGGCCCATGCTGTTGAACTCGATCCCGGCGCGGATGACGTTGCCAAAGCGGGTCATCTCGAACTTGTCGTGGGGGACGAACTCCGGCGCCAGGCACTGCAGCTGCAGCGGCACCGCGTAGCCATCCTCCAGCCGGCGCGGGCGCAGGCGGATAAAACATTCGCCTGACTGCTCCACGGTGCGCGCCACCAGGGCCTGCAGGCCGTAGAAGTCGGTGAGCTGATCGGCGTCAGCCTCATCGACCCAATCCTCCCACAGGACCTGCATCGTCCTGCGTACCTCTTTGTCCGCCAGCTGCGGATGCGGCGTGATACCCGTGCCGATCAGGTTGCTGACCCGCTTATCGATGACGTTGGCAGCGTAGGGGTCATTGCGGACCGCGCTGCGGGAGCGGGAGCGCAGGTTGCGCAAGGCTGGCATGATCAGGCTGTTCACGCCGGCGTCCGGCGCATCCCACCCCGATGAGCGCCTTCCCTCGGCGGCGCCTTCGTAGCTGGCCTTGATTCGCTCGGGCACCAAGATGCCCGAACGGCCGAGAGACATATAGCGTCCGCTCACAGTCCTTTGCCCCCATGGTAGAGGCGGGTCACGCGCGAGCGCGGCCCGGCGGCCTTCACCAGTTCGGACTGGATCAGGTCGCGGGCCTTGATCAACTCGTCGACTGTTCGATACTCGACGGTACGATCCGAGTACCGAACGATCTTTTCACCACGCGCGATCGCACGCTCGACGGTGGCGAGGTCTGCTTTTGTATAAGCCATGTCAGCGTCTCTTCAGGTAGCCGCTGCTGGAGCTGCGGCGTTGCATGGGTTGGGGCGCGGCACGCGGGGCCGGCTGTGGCGGTGGCGGATCGATGCGCCTGACCGGCGCCGGTGCAGTTGGTGGCGATGGATCATCATCAGCCTGGTCATCAGCCACCGGCTCGCTGGCGTGGGGCCGGGCTGGCTGCTGCTCGCCCTGGTCGAACAGGCTGGCCTGCGCGAGCGCCTGCCGCAGCTTGTCCCAGTCGTGTTCGCCGTACCGGTGCAGGCCGAGGAAGTTGGCCATGGCCAGGTTGTACACCATGAGGTCCAGCGCCTCGTTGCGCTCGGCCTTGCTCTTGACCCACTCGATCCGCTTGTAGCCCTTCACGTAGCGGGCAATCTTGCGTTCGGCCACGCACTGGTGGAAGAACTCGTCCGGCAGATCCTTGGCGAAGTGCAGCGCGCCAGGCCCCTTCTCGAAGCTGTAGCGGTTGTAGATCCAGTCCTTGGCCGTGTCGGTACCGACGATCCACAGCTCGGCACCGTTACGCTCGGTCTGACCCTTCCAGGTGACATCCACCTGCGACGGGCGCTGGGCAATCACAGGCCGGCCCGGCTTGCTCGCACCCTTGAGCGCAAACACGTTGCGCCAACGGCGCACGCGAGTGAACTGGTAGACCTCGTGGGTGTGGTGGCCGCCGGAGTCGATGCCAGTGGCCAGAATCGCCAGGCTGACCCCGCAAGGGTGGCGGTAGCGAATTTTGAGGCGGTCATCGAGCAGCGCCCAGGTGCGCTCGTCAGCCGGGTCGCCGGGGATCACCTGGTGATCGACCACCCAGCGCTCCATGCCAGCGCCCCAGGCCATGACCATCAGCTCTAGGCGGTTGGCCTGGACGTCGACGGAGGCCGTCAGCGCCAGCGCCCCCACAGGCAATGTGCCAAGCACGTAGTCTTCTTGCAGCGCGCGGGCCTGCAGCACTTCGGCCTTGGTCTGCTCGATCGCACTGTCCCACACCTCGGCCAGGCGGGTGTTGTAGAACACCTGCATGGGCTCCAGGTCGCCGCGGTCCTGAGCGCGCTTGGCTTCCTCGAACTCGCGGGCCAGCATCGTCCATGAATGCCAGCCAAGCGGAGCATACAGCGCGTTGAGGTGGAAGCTCACCGTCTCGCCGTCCCCTTTCGCATGTGCACGCCACTCGCCCTTGGCCAGCATCTCGCTCTTGTGGTGCTCCTCGATCAGCACATCACAATCCGAGCCAGCGCACTGGTAGTGCATGGTGCTGAAGTCCGGCGAGTACAGCAGCCGGTCCCAGCTCAGCACCTGCATGTGCCCACACGTTGGGCACGGCACGTAGAAGTGGCGCTGATCGCCCATCATGAAGAGGTCGTCGATACGCGACGCCCCCTTGATAAGCGGTGAGCTGGAGAAATAGAACTTGGCGTTGCGGCCGAAGGTACTGCCCCTGGCCTCGGCCAGCTTGATGGGGTCGCCCTCCTGGTCGACGTCGACATCCCAGCGATCAACCTCATCGCCGTAGATGTACCGCGCCGACAGCTCGGACAGGTTGGCAGCCGAGCCAGCCGTGGTGGCGAACAGCGTGCCACCCTCGAACTCCTTGGTGTCCATGGTGTTGCGGGCGTCCCTGGATCGATTGGCCGCCACACGCGCCTTGAGTTCGGGTGTGGCATCAATCGTCTTGCCGATCCGCGACGACACTCGCTTGGCCAAAGCAAGGCTGGGCAGCAGCGTCAGGATATTGGACGGCGCCATGTGGATCAGGGCGCCGATCCAGTTCAGGGCGATCTGCGTTTTCATCAGCTGCGAGGCGACCTTGGTCACCACCCGCTTGCACGGGTGGGCAGGCGACAGGCAGCGCATCGGTTCGCGGGCGTACGGTGTACGCGCGGTGCGGTACTTGCCAGGCTCGGCGGCACCGGTATCACGCGGGATCCGCATGTACTCGTCCGACCACTCGTCGACCCACAGATCGGGGTCGGGCGTCAGCCCTCTGCAATACGCTTCGCGGTACACCTCGGCACCGTCTGCGTATCCGGTGGGCATAAGCTCAGCTCTGGGTAATGGCTTGCGATAGGTCGGCGCTGTTCATCTTGCCGACTTCGGTAAAGACGCGACGGAAGGCGTCCACGAGGTGCTTCTCGATGTCCCAAGGATCGGTCATCGCCACCAGCTCGGCGGCCAGCTGCGGCGCAAGGCCGAAGAACTGGTCGCGGAGCATCCGACCCGCTGAGTACGCGGCATCCTCTACTGCCTGCCGCTCGACCAGGTTGCCCTGGACCTTGTTGAACTCCGCTTCAGCTAGCTGGGCGAGGTAGTACTCGCGGTGCGCCTTCGCCTTCTGGAAGTTGTGAGCCCCGGTGGGTGCCGCATCTGGCTGCAGCACCGCAACCGGGCCGTGGCCGGGCTGGAGCTGGCTTCGGACATCGCGCTCGACGCGGCTCTCTTCGTGCCGAGCAGCAACAGCCGCCTTGCTCGGGTCAGCAGACTCGGCCAGCAGAAGCTCGGTGGCCTCAACGTCGACCTTGCCGTCGTCGGACAGCACCAGGCGGTCCTGCTTGGCCAGTTTGGAAACATAGGATTTCGACCATCCATGCCGGGCGGCGAACTCCGATTTCGTCAGGTACGTCATGTCGAAACGTCCAGTTCACCCAATGAATTCAGGGGGTTAACCAGTTCACAGCAGTTCACTAAGCTGGTGAACCTCCCGCTAACAAAGAACCGCGGGTTCCCGGTCCCGTACCCCGTCGATTTCGCCAGGGTCCCCGGCCCCACCGGGGCTGCCCGTCGGGTCACTGCCCCGGCTCGCCGGCCTGGGGCGGCGCCTGCTCGAGGCCCAGCCGCTTGGCGGCCCAGCGCTCGTAGAGGTTGATCGCCACGTCGGCGCCGGCCATGGCGGTCAGGCATCCGACCGCTGCTGCCGCCCACACAGAAACACCGAGGGCGTAAAGCAGCATGTTGGTAGACAGCCCGCAAGTGACGCAGGCACCAGACCGCAGCGCCAATCGGCGAACCAGCCCCCACCCGCGAGCGCCCGCCTTGTCGGCCCGCCACATTTCTCCCGAAACACCGCCGACCAGGGACAGCACGATGACCATCCAGATCGGCAGTTCGGCTAAAGCTTGTTGCTCGCTGTTCATGTAAGCCTCATTGGCAAAGCACGGCGCCGGAAAAAGAAAACCCCGCCAGTTGGCAGGGTTCTCGATGCACCGAAAGGTCGGGGCGGGATGCACAGCACAGTGCTTGTGGGGGAAGCGCCTAAGCGCACTTTTGATATCGTGGTGCCTTTTTACAGGCCACCGGAAAAACCGAAAAGAGGCAGTTTTCGGTTCGTCGCCATGTGGTGGCTATGTAGCATCGATGTTGCACACAAGCCGCATAGTGACCCGACGAACGGTCTGCTGCCGAACGCGCCCTGCGCGAGCGGACAGGATGGCCAAAACCTGAAGGTGCAGGGCCTTGGCCCAGTTACGGCAGGTACGGTCGGCGCCCTCGGCCAGCCCAACCTCGCGCATTTGCTCCCTGATCGTGGCCTGATGCAGGTAGCGCAGTTCGGCCAACTTGGCCAGCTTGACCCCACGCTCATCGCGGCGGGCCAACTCAGCGACAGCCGCATCGACCTCGGCAGCGGCGTGATCCAGGCCTGCGCCGGACATCAAAATCCGCGCACCAGAAGAGCCGGTCCGGGGTGCCGATCCCTTCCACTCCATGATCGTTCCCATCTGGCTGCCGAGGCTGGCTTCCAATCCCAACTGTCGACGCTGCTCGCCCCAGTGCTCCATCAGTCCGACTACGAGATGCAGGCGCTCGGCTTGATCTATCAACCCCGCCATGTCTTTCAGGTGTTGAGCCAACTGCACCTGACGTTGAAGGCGTCTTTCCATGTCCATCGTCATCGCCCTTCCTCCGAAATCTGCACCCAACACACATTTAGCCAACCCAACACAGACCCAACACACTCGAAACCCAATGAATTCAATGAACTGGAAGCGTCTGTGTTTTGTGTGTTGGGTGTGTTGGGTTTTTCAGGGTTCGCATGGAGATTTATCCGCCCTTCGATACCAGCTGTTGAAGTAGATCGCATGCGCGTGCGCGTGCGCGAACCCAACACACCCAACACAGACTGACGCCACGCTACGGATTCCGGGGTCTGAATCTGTGTTGGCTTGCAGAAACCAACCCAACACCAACCCAACACACCCGACACACTTGCCGGCGAAGTCATGCTGCAACCCTCTTGATGTGGTCCCAGGCTTCCACCGTCCAGCCCGCGAGCTTCGCTCGCTCACGCCACTCGCGAACGTTCTTGCCCAGCACGGCCGCATTCATGGATGGGGGCAGGGAAGGTTCACCATCGCTGGGCATAAAGAACGCCGCGAAACGCCGAGTGCCGTGCCCCGTGGAGCAGTCCGACCAGGGGATTGCCCGCGTCTTCTCCACCTTCGCGCTCAGCATCAACGAGAACTTGGTTTGGCTCATGGCATGCTCTTTGTTGTGGGCGCACCACTCGATGAACATGGCGTACACATCCGAAGTCAGGCAGCAGCCCCACAGGCCGTACCCAAGCTCGCCGTTGCGCCAGAGGTAGAAGAAGGTCTGCCAGGCCGTGCGGCTCAGCTCAACTAGGCGTTGCCGTGCCTCAGTCTTCGGTGGGCGCGTGCGCTGGTTGAAGTCATCGAGGTCGACGTCCAGCAACCACCCGTACAAGGCAGCTACCCCACCGTTCGCCAGCTCTCTGGCAATCGCCTTCTGCCGCTCAGGGGGCAGCGTCTCCAGAGGCCACATCACCAGCATTCGCCGGTCGTCTTCGCTGATTGGCCACGGCATGATCTCGTTGCTTAGGAACGCCGAGTTCATGTGGTTGGCCTCTTCCCAGCCGTTGATGAACTTGGACTCCATCCGTACGGTTTTGCCGGTGATCATGTGCTTAATCTTGCCGACCTGGTTATAGCGCTGGTCGCGGCTCACAACCTCTTCGAAAACGGCCCACAGCTTGCCGCTTTGCCATGCGTTGAAGTTGCCTTCCAACTGCGCCTGGCCAACCGTCGCGCTGTACCGACCGTACAACTCGCCCATGATGTCTGCGAACAGCAGGCTCTTGCCCGAGCCTTCCATGGTCGAGTGGAACAGGATGGCCGTGTCCATCTTCGCGCCCATGTGCTGCAGGGGGTAGGCCAGCCACTTGACCAGCCAATCCAGCGCTTCCGCGTCATTGTTGCAAAGGAACGCGATCAGCCAGCGCAGGTTCTCGCAGGCAGCGTCATCGCGCACCGGCGCAAGCGGCAGGCCCTCGAAGGTGTTGATGTAGATCGCAGGGTCCTTGGTCATTGTCGGGTCGAACACGATGTGGTCGACGTCCACCACCCGCCGATCCGGGCTATTCAGCCATAGCTGATAGGCATCACCCAGGGCCATTTTGACGCTACCCTCGGGCAGGCGCCGCTTCTTCTCGCGGTCCCAGGCCTCTTTCGTACCGTCGATGTAGATGTACCGATCAAGCGGCTCCAGCTTCAGCGCCCCGCCCTTCTTACTGGACATCTTTCGGGCCTGCTCAAGCTCTGTCACCTGCTCGGAGGCAATGAGTTTCTTATCGGTCCGCTCTACCCATTCCTTGGCCAACGGTTTGCCAACCAGGGCTTCGAAGCCTGCCCGCTTCATCACCCGCCCCTTGTCCAAGTCCCACACACTGGTG